TCGCCATAAGATGCAACAATTGCAGCAGAGTTTTCTCGTGAAAAAAAAGAAAACACGCCATCTCGCAATCCTTGTTCGGCTTCTTCTTTTGTTATTTCATCGCCTATACTTGCAGCCACGTTTAATTTAGGCCAAGCCTGATCAAAACTTAACATCATAAACCTGTTCCTACTTGCCAAATAAAGTCTGTTGAGTGCCATTTTACATTTTGCGCTGTTGTAGACGTTTTAACTCGTAGTGCCGCTGCATAGCCAATACCGTTAACAGACCGCCACACTTGCACTACATTTCCACCTTCAATAGGCCAAAACTCTTCATCCCATGCTGCTTCGTCCCATGTTGCACCTAACACGGGCGCAGCTTCTGGCGTGTAAAAATCTACACCTTGTGCAAAATCAAGATCAAATCCTATGGAAACACTTAACGATAAATTTGATTCCATAACAGGCCGTATCATTGTAAATTGTTTTTGCGTACCTCTTTGTCCAAAGTAATTAAAAGCTGTTTTTCCAATGCCCTCAATTGCTGCTGTGTTATCGTTTGTTCCTGTATCGGCCTTAAATACTACTCCAGATGAGCCTCCAAAATACAATTCTCCGTTAAAAACTACCCAACAGTGTGCATTTTGCCCTGTAAATCTTGCCCACGATCCTGTTGTTAAATTAACAACATACTGATGAAATATAGAACTGCCTTGTGGAATATTAAACAATCCATAGCGTCCTCGTGGATACAACAAGACTTGCCAACCAAATGTGCTAAAATTTGCGTCAGACGCTTCTTTAAACGCTCCTGCTATTTTATCTGATATTGCTGTTGTTGGTGCGGATTGTCCTGATTGCAAGACTTGTGACAAAGGCACTGCGCCAGCATCCGTAATAACAATTAAATCAGCGCCTACTTTTTCAAAACATCTGCGTCCTATTGGCCTTCCTATTTTAAACACACCAACAAGTGACCATTTTGTTGCATCACTTGGGTCAGTTCCTGAATATACAGCTACTTCGCCATTAGAGGTTATAAACACGGCTAGATCGTCTGCTCCTGACCCTCCATCTCGTGTCCATGTTCCTATAGCTGTAAGTACGCCNCCAAGTCTAAAAACGCTNGACANATCAAACTCTGCCATAGTTCCAGCTACTGCATTAACGCCTAAATAACCAAATACCATTGAGTTATTAAAACAAGTAAACAGTCGTGTTTTGTGTACTACAACATTTGCTATATCTGTTGTCGTAACTCCAGAAATAGAAGGCGTTGCCCAAGCAGAACCGTTATAATGTCGTGGTGCATCTGCCCCATTGCAAATCCATAAAAAGTTGCCACCCGATGTTGATATGTTTGTCCATTGGAATCGTGCATTAGACAGACTTTCAACACCAGCATCGCCAACAGCACCGCTTGCTGTTACTTCATAAATGTTTGCTCCAGAAGCAGCCCACATTTTAGCAGAACCGCCAGCATCAAACGTCATTAAAGTTTCAACATCGCTGCCTAAACCTGTTGCGTGTGAAGCAAACCCTTTCCGCAAAGCAACTTCCGTATCTGCTGGAAAAAAGTTATCAAGAACAAGCGCATCTGTTTCAGCCATTAATGACTGCGAATCACGCACATTCCAGCCGCCTATAGGTGAAGGATATGATCCTTTTTCTGCCATTACACGCCAAATCCTACTTCTGGTACGTTTGCGGGCCAGCCTTCGTACACACCGCCCGTCATGTTAATAATGCCTTTTGCGCCATCTTGCGTTAGCATATCTCGTACTGCTTGTTGGTATTCGGCTTGTTGGTCTGCATACGGCAACCCTTTACTTTTTAAGAATCGCCACACTACACCCATTGTTACAAGCTCTTCATCAAAAACAACGGTGTTTGCATCATTATTAAATGTTGATCCGTCAGCAACTGCTACAGTTGCGCCTGTTCCTAAATCTACCCAATTTTTAGAGTAATACTCAAAAAATACCGATTGGCTTCCTGTCATTTGCGGGTGAACATTTAGCTTGCCTGTCCGTATCCGAAAATAACTTCGTATACCAGACGCTGTTGAAGCCTTCAGTCTTTGCCACTGTGTGTCTGTAATTGGGCCAAATATTTTAAATTTTGTTGTTCTGTTGTACAATGTGTCGTTAGAAAACCGTCCAAAATCCGAAGCTATTGTTGTTAACAGCCCTTGGCTTTCTGCTGCGGAAGACGTAAATGATCCTTCTTTTTTTAGGATTTCCCAAGGTTTTTTTGCTAATGTTTTGCATTCACGGTTAGCAGAACGCAATAATTGCAATACAGAAGGATCGCTGTTGTTTATAACCGTAGCAGGTTGCGGTATACCGATTTCATCAGCCGCATCTTCGCAAATAGTTAAAAGTGTCATGAGTCTATAATCCTATCTAGTGCTTTTTGTTTTTTACTGCTCAACATAGATTGCGCTTCTTTTCGTATTGTCATGCCACCCATGCCAACAGCAAGCGGTAGTGCGCCATCTGGTGTTTCTGCTAACTCTTCTGCGGTTCGTATCCCATTGCTTTCTAATTTTTTTGCAAGTTGTGGCCCTATACCTTTAACATCTGTTAATGGCATTCCTTCAACTACAACTTCTTCTGCCTTTTTATATCCATCCCAATCGGACTTAAATCTTTGTTTGTCTTGTTCTGTTACTTTACGCACAACTGTAGACGGATCGCCAATAATGGAAATTTCTACATAATCAATTTTATTTTCGTTATAAAAACTTGCTCTGACATTGCTCACGGCTGGATGTCCTTATTTGTTAAAAAGATAGAATGAGGGAGAGCCGAAACCCTCCCTCACAATATTTAGAACATAAATCGACAAGCAACTTCCTTGTCAGAAATATCTCCTGCTACGGCACATACGTTTGATGTAACATCTGCGTTAACGTCCAGAGTGCTATCAGCAGACCCTGTTGGGGTAAGCGGATCGCCATCTGCACCTGCTGTTAAAGCAGTTGTTAATGTTGCTGGGCCAGTAAGTTGAATCCAGCAATATTGTCCATCGGTTGGGGCAGACTGAAGAACGCCAGCACCAATTTCGACTGAATCGGACAAATCAGCAGACACTTGATTGTTTTTATAGCCATCAAGTGTGTAGTAGGTCGCAACATTACCAGCTACAGCAGCTACGCTGCCTGCGCCAGTGTCATATTGAACCCACTTATAAACGATGTTGCTGCCGTCATTCATGGCCAATTGGCCTAGTTTGAAGTCGCAAGTATCGCTTACTGCGGTGTTGTCTATACCAAGTTGATACATAAAAACCTCCTATTATGCTAAGATAATACCTTGGAGACTGCGGTTTGATGTGGTCATATTTCCTGCCCACACAACTGGCATCACCATTGCATCTTGGTTTACGGATGCTTTTTCACCCAACGGAACAAACTCACGGCCTTTTGCAGGACGCAAGAATAGATAGTCAGTGTTAAGCATATACATTTTAGTGGCTGTACATTGGTCATCATAAAACACAGGAGCCGACATAAACATTAAGTTCATGAAACCAGCCTGGGCTGTGTCGTCTGAAGTAAACCTCTGATTGTCTTGCAAAGAACTCCAATAAAAATTGAAGTACGTTGTGCCAGCCGTAATTACGTCAGGTCTGTCTGCACCACGAATACACTGAAGCCATAAGTTGTTCATAGCTGCCTGTATTGTAGAAGAAGACGCTGTAATGCCTTCGCCAGAAAAATCATAAATTTTGTTCTTCCACCATGTGTAGGTAGAGGAGTTGATTCCACCGACTGTGCCTGTTCCAGCATCAGCAACAAGTGATTGCAATCCACCAAGTTCCTTGCCGTCAGTACCTGTGCCATCAGCATAAAGGGCTGTAGCAACAGTGTTTTTGAGGGTTTTTTCAAGGTTCTTAATACGAGATTTGAGTAGGTTATGCACCGCCTCTTTACCGCTATTTTGGACTTGTTCCAAGCCAGAAATAACCACGTTGCCGTTTAACTGCTTGTAGTTAAATTCGGCTGCTGTGAAAATTTCACTTGGAGATACGTCTAGTGTTTCATAACCAGAATACCATTTTGCAGTTGCATTTTCGGCATATTCTAGTTCTTGAACGATTGTCCTACCAGTAGCTGGCATTTTGTTGCCTTTTTTATCAATGTGATTCAAAAGGGCATTGTGACTCGTTACATTGTCAGCCAACTGTTTGCTGTAACCTTGCAAAGTTGTTGTTATGACTTCTGTAAACGAACTGTTTGGACTTGCCATTTTAGTTCTCCGTTAAAAAGAAGCTGTTATTCAAAACCTGAGTTGCCTAAAGCAGAACCTAACAAATCGTCTAAATCAGTCGATTGCGTTGAGCCTCTTGTGGGTCGAGAGCCTTTCGATGATTGGACTTTCTTTGCCTTTTGAACAGCTTCCTTGCGTCTGCTATCTTCTTGGCTTTTCGCTTTTTTTCGTTCTGCGACAAGTGTCTCTTTGTAAAGACCGTCATCTAGGCGAACAGCTTTGTTGTAAGCGTCTACCATAGATTGGGCTTGGCCTGTTTGTATTAGACCTCCCATTGCCTGTCGCACACTGTCAAAATGCGGATAAAGTAAGTTTCCATCAGAATTTTTCCGTGCAGCAAAACTGTCAATTTGAGCGTTTAACTCATGTGTTTGGTTTTGTTGTTCGGTTTGCTCTTGATTCGTAAGGTGGTTCGTTAATAGTTCAACACGGTCTTGTAATGCAGCAATTTGAGGGTCAGCATATTGCTGTTCCCCCGCTTCAAGGGTGTCGAGATCAACGCCAGCGTGTTGCGCCAAATATTGGATGGCCCCTACAGGATTTTGTTGCAGCATTTTATCAGCTTCAATCAAACGGCTTACATATTCCGCTTCATTAATGTTGTTTGCTTGCAATTGCCCTCTAATGGGTGCCAATACTTGATCCATTGGCTGGTATTGGTGGCGTATTTCTGCTGCCTCTCGTGTTTTACTCTGATAATCTTTTGTCATCTGACCGTATCGGTTTAACAACCATTCTTTTCCCTCTGTGGGAATACCGTCAAACATTTTCTTATCAGAAGCATTCCAATTCTTTGGAGCTTTTATCGGTGGCTCTTTTGTTTTTGCCTCAACTTTATCAGCATCAACTTCATCAGAGTCCGTTGTCTCCTCGTCTTGGTCTGCATCACCCTCCTCGCTGGCCTCTTGTGGAGGTGCATCGGTAGGGTCATCGTCCACAGAATCTGTGGCGTTTGCATCTTCTTCAGATGCTTCTTTAGAGGTGGATTGCTCATCATTGTCCTTGCCAGAACTTTTAGGCAATGCCTCCATTGAATCGTCATAATTTTCAAGTGCGCCCGCTATTACAGCATCAACACTAATGCCTTCTGGTGCAGTTCCTGTTACAGAACTTAAATCACTCGCTGGCTCCGCTTGGGGAGTGCTGTCAGTGTTTTCCATATTTAAAAAAACTC